CATGCTAAAGTAGATGCCGAACAAAATCGAGTACACGTAACTAAATGCTCAGATGAAGCATATAGAGATGAATGTCAAGCAGATGCTGAAGAACAGTGGGCTGATAGAGATGTTGATGTTCCAATGGAAGACGCTGATCTAGAAGAAGGTAAAATGAAAGACCTGGCTATAGACATGGAAGAGCTGTCAGACAAAGAGTTTGAAGATAAGTATCAAACTAAAAAGTCAGACTGGGAAGAAGTTAAAACACCAGGACTAAGACAGGATCCAACTAAACCAGCATACATTGGTAAAATGAAAAAGTTTGCAGGCGACTTAGCCGCAGAAGCAAAAGAAGTATTTACAGACGAAGAAGTACAGAAAGCTATTAGAATAGCAATGCACATGAAAGGTGATATGACAGATGCAACAGATGCTATTGATGCTATACATCCTGGATTAACACAACATCCTGAAGTTGAAGATGCTCTTAAACAAGCTAACGAAAGTGTAGAAGTAACAGAACAGTATGCTCCATCAGTAGGTGATCAAATTGTTACAGGCAAAGGTACTAAAGGTACTGTTGAGTCAGTAACAGATGAAGCAGTTGAGTTTAGAACTGAAACAGGTAAACTATTAAAAACTGCTATTTCAAACGTTGAACCAGACGCAGTAAACGAAGATGATGTAGAAGAAGGTAACGAGTTTACACTAGCTCTTGCTAACGCTAAACGTGATGGCAAAGATGAGTTTGAAGTAGATGGCAAAGTATACAAAGTAGAAGAGAATCAAGTTGCACGTATAGTAGATTTGGTAAACTATAGAAAGTAACATTATTGACAATCCCTCAAAAGAAGCACATAATTTAGTTTATGTGCTTTTTTTACGACCATTTGGTAAAATATACCAATATAACCGTTGACGGGATAAATAAATTATATTACACTATTAAGGTAGTGTTTTATTAGGCACACATTAAGGCAAATTATTATGGCACATAAAGGAGAAATATATTATGGCAAGTTTAGCAGATATCAGAGCAAAATTACAAGCTTCTGAAAACAACAACAGTAACAATCAACGTTCAGGTGGCGATAACGCAATTTACGCACACTGGAATATCAAAGAAGGCGAAACAGCAGGAATTAGATTCCTTCCAGACGCAGATCCAAACAACACATTCTTTTGGCAAGAACGAAATATGATTCGTTTACCATTTAACGGCATTAAAGGCGAAATGGATAACAAGAACGTATTAGTTCAAGTTCCGTGTATTGAAATGTGGGGTGAGTCATGTCCAATTCTAGCAGAAGTTAGAACATGGTTTAAAGATTCATCACTAGAAGAAATGGGTCGTAAGTATTGGAAGAAAAAGTCATACATCTTTCAAGGGTTTGTTAGACAAAATCCTATAGGTGATGATACTACTCCAGCTAATCCGATTAGACGTTTTATTATGAGTCCTCAAATCTTTACTATTATTAAGTCAAGTTTGATGGATCCAGACATGGAAGAATTACCAACAGACTACAATGCTGGTTTAGATTTCCGTGTTACTAAAACACAAAAAGGTGGCTATGCTGATTACACAACATCAAACTGGGCAAGAAAAGAGTCTGCACTAACAGAAGCAGAACAGGCCGCAGTTAATGAACATGGCTTATTTACACTAGGAGATTTTCTTCCTAAGAAACCTAGTGAACAAGAATTAAAAGTAATGAAAGAAATGTTTGAAGCATCAGTAGATGGGCAACCATATGATGCCGAAAGATGGGGTGCGTACTACAGACCATCAGGTATGATGGCTCCAAAAGGATCACAACCAACAACTTCTACACCAAGTGAAACTACAACGCCAGCGGCAGACACATTTGAACAAGTGACTCCAGCGGCTCCTGTAGCAGAAACTGCACCGGCAACTCCAGCACCAACAGCAGAAGCAACACCTGCTCCAGTAGCTGAAGCGGCGCCAACAGAAACACCAGCACCAGCTGAGGGTGGATCTAAAGCAGAAGATATTTTGAACATGATCCGTTCAAGACAGAAAACATCATAACTAATTAGTAGTGGGCGATATAATACTATCGCTCACACTTTTTAATTTGGCAATTTAATTGTTGCACAATTTATTTGATGACTGTAAAATTACTTTTAAACACACAAGAAGAACAAGGAAGAGATTATGGCAAAACCATTTGACGTAAGTAAGTTTAGAAAGAGTATTAGTAAATCAATTTCTGGACTATCAATTGGATTTAACGATCCAACAGATTGGGTATCGACAGGCAACTATGCCCTAAATTATTTAATTAGTGGCGACTTTAACAAAGGTATTCCGTTAGGCAAAGTAACAGTGTTTGCTGGCGAATCAGGTGCAGGTAAAAGTTATATCTGTTCAGGTAACATTGTTAAAGAAGCACAAGAACAAGGTATTTTCGTAGTACTGATTGATTCAGAGAACGCACTTGATGAAGCTTGGCTACAAGCATTAAAGGTTGATACTGGACCAGAGAAACTACTTAAACTTAACATGGCTATGATTGATGACGTAGCTAAAACTATCAATGACTTTATGGCAGAATATCGTGCAATGAACGAAGAAGAAAGACCTAAAGTGTTATTTGTTATTGATTCATTAGGTATGTTATTAACACCAACAGACGTTGCACAGTTTGAAAAAGGTGACATGAAAGGTGACATGGGACGTAAACCTAAGGCATTAACATCACTAGTGCGTAATACAGTTAACATGTTTGGTTCAGCTAATGTAGGTATGGTGTGTACTAATCACACATACGCATCACAAGATATGTTTGATCCAGATGATAAAATATCAGGTGGACAAGGTTTTATTTACGCATCAAGTATTGTAGTAGCAATGAAGAAAATGAAACTGAAAGAAGACGAAGATGGTAACAAAATATCTGAAGTTAAAGGTATTAGAGCTGGCTGTAAGATTATGAAAACACGTTACGCTAAACCGTTTGAAGGTGTGCAAGTTAAAATACCATATGAAACAGGTATGAATCCATACAGTGGTCTAGTTGATCTAGCAGAAAAACAAGGCATACTAAAGAAAGACGGTAATAGACTACGCTTTGGTGAGCCAGATAGTGCTAATGAAATTAAACAGTTCCGTAAAGCATGGGAATCAAATACTGATGGTTGTTTAGATAAAGTAATGGAACACTTAAAAAATCAGAACAATGAGGTAAATATCGAAGATATTGAAGCAAGCATGGATGTAGCTACAGAAATGCAAGCACCAGAAGCAGTAGAACCAGTAGAAGAAACAAAGGAATAAAAACATGCTAAACGCAGTTGCAGAAATTTTTGAAACGTTAAAAACACATATCAATGAAAGCAATCACAAAGAAGCCGCCATTGATTTAGTACACACTCTGGTTGATACCCAGGGTGTTAGTCCTAAAGAGATCAGAGAATCTACACTAATGGAAGACGATGAAGTTCGTGAAGCATTAATAGATTATGATGATACTGTTATTGAAGAGGATGACGGTTTAGATGTCTGGGGCGACGAATTTGACGATGGCGAAGAAGAAGAGGATTACTAATGACTTGGTACAGTGATGTAACTAAAGATATTACAAAAATACCTGATATGCTGTTATTTTATGAAAATGAATTAATGACAGCAAAGAAGGAGTGCTCAGTATACGGTAACGTAGAAAAGAACATTCGTGACTTACCTGGTATTACTGAACATCGCTTTAATCAATTACAAGAAATAGAAGCAGTGCTTAACTATCTAAACATACAACTACGTAAGATTAGACGTAAGCACTTTCAAAAGTATCTCGAAGCTTACCAACGAGCATTGACATCACGTGATGCAGAAAAGTATGTAGACGGAGAAGATGAAGTTATTGACTTTGAAACATTAATCAATGATGTAGCACTGTTAAGAAACAAATGGCTTGGCATATTAAAAGGTTTTGAATCAAAGAACTTTATGCTAGGACACATAGTTAGATTAAGAACATCAGGAATGGAAGACGTTAGTGTATAGGCAATTATTAGGTCAAGAAAGTCACGACAGTAGTCTACAGATTCTAAATCAGCTATATCAATATCAATCTTTTATGGAATCAATTAGTACTGTTCTCGATATTGGTCACGGTAACGGACATGATTTAAATTGGTGGGCAACTAGAACATTAGACGGAGATACAGTTCCGTTAAACATCAAATGTACCGGTATTGATATTGAAGATAAGTTTGACTCAAAATATACTCATCACAATGTTACAGCAGTAACAGATAATTTTGAGGAAAGCAAATTAAAACATAGTCAGTTTGATGTCATTTATGCACACAACGTTTTACAATATGCTATCAATCCATTGCAAACTTTAGGACATTGGTGGGATCTAGCAAGAGATAACGCAATGTTAGTAATTGCTGTTCCAGAATCAACATTCTTACAACACAATGCAGTAATAGCTGATCAACATAGTCATGACTATTATCATTGGAGTCTAGTAAGCTTAATACATCACTTAGCTGTTAACGGTTGGGACTGTAAAGATGGATTTTTTAAGAAAGAAAGAAATAACCCTTGGATATATGCAGTAGCTTATAAACAAGCTAAATTTAAAAAATTAGATTATCGTACTACAACCTGGTTTGATCTAGCAGAGCAGGAACTATTACCCGAATCAGCAGTCGACAGTTTAAATCAATGGAACATTGTAAGACAACAAGATCTTAAAGTAATGTGGTTAAATAAACAAATTTTCGATTTCCGCAACTACTAACCTGATAAATATAAACTTAGTATATAACTATTAAGTTTATGTCAACAATACCACATACAGTAATTAATATTTTCATCGGATGGGATTCGAGAGAACCTATTGCCGCAGATGTTTGTGCATATAGTATATTGAAACACGCATCATGTCCTGTTAAAATACATTATCTCAAATTAAACGAGCTAGAATCTCAAGGTACAATAACCAGAGAGCGAGATCTAAACTCCTCAACTGAATTTACATATACTCGATTCCTAGTTCCTTATCTAATGAATTATACTGGTAAAGCTATATTTTGTGATTGTGATTTTTTATGGACCAGTGATATCAAAGAAGTTTATGATCTATTGCCCTATCATAAATCAGTAGCAGTAGTACCGCATGATGAATATGGTTATAGCCCTAAGACGGCAAGCAAGATGGACGGGCAACTACAAACATTTTACCCTCGTAAGAATTGGTCATCAATGATGGTATTCAATTGTGATACTGCTGACAGTCGACGATTAACATTAGACGCAGTCAATGGAAAGAAACCTAGCTATTTGCACAGACTTGAGTGGGTAAGCTCTGACAACGGTATTGAGAAATTGCCACCAAATTGGAACTGGTTATCAGGATACTACAAAGAAAGAGACTACGGCATACCTAAAGTTATACACTATACCGACGGTGGCCCTTGGTTTGACGATAAAGACATTCCTCTTGAAATGAAGCTAGAGAGTTGGGACGATGTACAGTATGGAGATTTATGGAATGATTATCTAGCGGAGTACAAGAAGTCTGTTTCTGTTGATAAAAGAAATAGGATTGAAGTTGATCAAGTAACGTACGGACCAGAAATGAAACAGTTATACACTGGTTTACAAGAAGCGTTATTAGATGGATATGATGTATACAATACCCAATCTTGTCAAGACATAATTAAACAAATTAAAAAACAACGCAGTACACAAGGAGTATTAGGAGTAAGCGATATGAGTGAGCTAAGTCAATCATTACAAGACAAAGGATACAAATGGGATAAGGTAGTTGAATATTTCTGTCAAGGTTCAGGAGGTACACTAACTGATTGGAAAACAGTATACGATGGAAAAGCTGAACAAGATAAACGACCATTAGCATTTAGAGGTATTACTAAACGACATATCTATGATTGGTGTCAAGACAATAAGAGAGACTTTTACTTTGTTGACACCGGCTACTTTGGCAATACAAAAACAAAAAACTGGCATAGAGTAACTAAAAATAGTCTACAGTACTGTGGCAAGTTAAGAGATGTACCTAGTGATAGATTTATTAAAGCAAATGGATATACTAAAAAATTTACACCTGGTGGCAAAATATTATTGTGCCCACCTAGCGATAAGGCTATGCAGTTTTATGGGGAAGATTTAGACGAGTGGATGGACAATACATTATCGTTAATTAAAAAACACTCTGACAGAGAAATTGTAGTACGCCTTAAAAAGTCAAGAAAAGAAAGGATCTACCAAGACACTATACAACAAGCTCTTCAAGATGACGTACACTGTTTAGTTACTTACAATTCAATTGCTAGTATTGAAGCATTAATGGAGGGCAAACCTGCGTTTGTTCTAGGACAAAATGCCGGATCACCTTTGTGTTTAAATGACCTAAGTAAAATTGAAACTCCGTTATATCCAAGCCAAGATGAAGTTATGTACTTGTTAAGTAATCTTGCATATCATCAATTTACACAAGCTGAGTTACAAAACGGTGATGCTTGGCGATTAGTACAGGAATGGTATAATAAATGAAAGTAGCTGTTTACCTTAGCGGAATACCTAAACGAAGCAAGAACGAATTTAAAAAAATGATCTTGCGTAGTTGGCACGACGGTGTACGAGCTGTAGGTGATAAAGTTGTACTAGTAGAAGACAATCGTATTGTTAGCTGTGACATAGCTGTGATACAAGGTTACGTGCATGATCGCAGTAGACAAAGTCCACATCTATTAATTAGAAAAAATGCAATTGATCATCAACGACAGCAAGGTAAACACAGTTTAATCATTGATAGCAATCTTTATCAATTTATGTACCCACAAGATATTAACAAATATTTACGTTACGGACTAGATGGCATATTTGCCAATGACGCTTGGTACTTTAATAAAAATCCTGATCTATCTAGATGGAACAAAATTAAACAGTCATATGGATTTGAGGAACGTGACTATCACTCAGGCACAGATATTTTAGTATGCTTACAACGAAGTGGTGGATGGTCAATGGCAGGTGAAGATGTTTTAAATTGGATAACCAAAACTATTAATGTTGTTAGAGCAAGTACAGATAGACCAATTGTTGTTAGAGGACATCCAGGTAATTTAGAAACAATTCAGCAGTTTGATAATACACGCTGGCGTAATGTAACAAAACAAAATCCTAAAGAAGTTGATCTTAGAACGCAACTTGATCGTACACATGCAACAGTGACTTATAATTCATCACCTGGCGTTGCTAGTTTATTATGTGGAGTACCGGTATTTGTTACAGATCCGCAACCAGAACGTAGTCAGGTCTTCCCTTACTGCAATACTGATTTGTCTCACATTGAAATACCTACAAAGCACGACAGACAAGAATTTTATCATAAACTTGCACAGTGTCATTGGACTACAGCTGAAGTACAATCTGGAGAAGCGTATCGCTTTATGCGAAGTCGTTTACCTAACTCTTAGTAACACGTTTCCAATACTTAACATTTTGATTTGCACCTTGATTTCTTACAGTAACATCTTCTGGGAAACTATGGCCTAGCTCTTTGCGTCTAAAGCCTTTCATATGGTCCATTACTGTTCCTAGTTGACTAGCAATAAATGGATGTCCAGGACCTTTACCTGGTAGTTCAGGCGACAAGTTATAAAACTTTGTGCCCTGTTCTTGATATTGTTTACGTAGATGATCAAACACATAACTGTCGTGAAACTCTTTAAGATCAAATACACCTTCGTTAACATATAGGTCACGCCAATCAATCATAAATTTTTTGCAGTCAGCGTTTTTGACATTGTATGCCACCCATCCGCACTCTGAATGATACTTGGCTCTGCGTCCTAGGTAACTTACAAAGTGACTACCTGGACATACTTGGCTGAGAAATTCTTCTGTTACAGGACTATGTGTTTTTGAGTCTGCATCAATCCATATTACCCAATCACTATCTATAGTCTGACAGGCATCTATAACTGTGAATACTTTGTTTGAAAATCTAACAGCGTCCCACTTAAAGTTATTTTGCTCAAACTTTAGTCCTGTTTCTTTCATCTCTTCGCCATTGGCCCAAGGAACTGTTTTAAATTTATTTTTAAATGCAACAAGTTCAGGAGAACGTTCGTGCAAGTCAACAACTTTTACATTACTCTTAGTTGTTATAGGAGTACAGTCTTCAGCATAACATACTAAATCAACTGAATCAGGCCAATATTTTTCAAAAGTATCAATCATAGTTTGTGCATATTGATCCAATCCAGGCTTGTGAAAAGTTGTTATTAGAGTGTATTTCATATAAGTATTTACACAGATTATGAAAACATTAACTTATTTTCCGGACTATTGTAGTCTAAACTCTAAGCCGGTCATTGAAGCATTCCTAGAGAGTGCTAGAAAACATTACAAAATAGTAGAAAACGATATAAATGCAGATGTTGCAGTTATATGGTCGTGCCTCTGGGCGGGTCGTATGAGAGGTAATGAAGAAGTATACGATCACTTTAAAAACCACAATAAACCCTGTCTAATACTTGAAGTAGGCGCCCTACAACGCAATGTTACCTGGAAAGTAGCTCTTAACCACATAACAAATGACGGCATCTACGGAAATAAAGATAATTTAGATTGGGATAGACCTAAGAAACTTGGGTTACCAGAACTACAACCACCACGTAGACATTATCAAAAAGAATCAATCCTAGTCTGCTTACAGCATGATAAAAGTGAACAAGTACGCAACATACATGGTATGGAACATTGGCTTCGCGACACACTAGCAAAAATAGAAAGAAAAACAGATAGACCTATTGTTATCAGACCTCATCCAAGATCAGTATTTGACAGACAACAGTTTTTAAACTATGAATTTGAAACACCAGTCAAAATAGAAAGCACCTACGATGATTTTGACATTAAATTTAATTATTGGGCAATGATAAATTACAACTCAGCAGGACCAGCAGTGCAAAGTTTAATATATGGTTGTCCTATTATAGTAGATGAAACTAGTCTTGCCTATCCTTGTAGTAATAAGTACAGCAATTTAAATAATCCTGTAATTGATCTTTATACCAGAGATAAATGGTATGTTGAAATAGCACACACAGAATATACAGTAGATGAGATTAGAGACGGGAAATGGTATGAGAGGTTAAAATGGGCGATAGAGTGATTGACTTTGGATGTCTAATACACGGCAATTATTACAGTTGGGAGTATGTTGAAATACTAAAAGCAAGTATCCAACGCAATATATCATCACCTATACGTATGCACGTCTGGACCGAACGAGAACGTGAGGTACCAGCAGGATACATCAAGCACAATTTAGTTGACATTGGACTTAGTGGTCCTAAAAAAGCCTGGTGGTATAAAACACAACTGTTCAATCCTAAAATATATAGCGGTCCAATTATCTATATGGATCTTGACGTTATCATAACAGGTAACCTAGACTGGATGCGTAAACTGTCTTATGAAAACTTTCATGCCGCAAGAGATTTTAAATGTTTATGGAAACGTCACAGGCATGCAATCAATTCAAGTGTTATGGTTTTTAACACTGCAAACTACGATCATGTTTGGGTCAAATACAGAGATAATCAAGAACGTATAACACATATGTACCACGGTGATCAAAATTATATTGATATGGAAATAGTAGATACTAAACGTGAACTACCACCTGAAAAAATTATAAGCTATAGATGGCAGGTATTGCATGGTGGCATGGACTTTAAAACAAGAGCGTATCCACACAAAGATGAGATAGACGTTGAAATACCTGTAGATGCAAGCATTGTAGTGTTTCATGGCGACCCTAAACCACATCAAATAGATAACAATATATTAAAGCAATTCTGGCGAATAGATAAATAAACATAGCAATAAGCATGCTTAAACTAGGAGAATTATAAAATGGCAAGAACTTTTAAACAATACGGTTGTGCTCATGACACAACAGGTTCACTTAATGTTGCTGTCAGCATTGATGGAACACAAGTATACAATGGTGCTGTTACTGCAGATACAGAACCACATGATTCAGACTTTCCACAGTCTGAACTATTTACATTTGAACTAGCTGAAGATGTGTCAGGTGACACAGCTTGGTCAGTAACTGTTACAGGTAGCGAAGGCGCATATGTTAACTTAGGTGAAGTAGAATGTAACATGGTGAATCCAGAAACAACAATTCCTTTAACTTACTTTACAGATAAAATTGCAACATTTACATCTGAAAACGATATGTTTACAGCTGAACAGCAAACATATATTGATACTACACTAGGTGATAGTTTATCAGCAGAGGTTCGTGCAAAACTACAAGCAGGTACTTCAAAACCAATTGATGATGCAAGAGTAGTTATGGAAGCCAACGAAACAGGTAATATGGATCCAGCACAATATGAAACAGCAACTAAAGTACTTTCAAATGGACAGCTCGACAGTGAAGCTTTAACTGTTGCAGATACTGCTCCATCAGTAGGTGCAGGTGAAGTTTTAACAATGACAGCAAACTTAACTATACCAACATTTGAGTATAATCCACCTCTTCCAGAGTAAAGATTGACTCTACCACTGAGCTAAAATAAAGAAAGCACTAGAAATAGTGCTTTTTTTGTGGCTATTCGCACAATATCTAGTCAAAGGTATTGACATAAAACACAACATGTAGTATAATTACTGAGTAATTTAAATAAACTCAAGGAGAATTATATGTTAACACCCAACGATAAAAAGAATTTAAAAAGAATGTTTCAACAGGTAAATTTTATAAATGGAGTAGCTAAAACTTTTTTGTTTACTATGTTTATTCTTGCTGGCTTTATGTTAGTAGACCTATTACTGCAAGGTGCAGGTATAATTTAGTGGTTGACCAAAAAATCCAAAATTGCTATAATTGTATTAAGAAATAAGATAAAGGAGCAGACAATGATAGATACACTAGTTAAAAGATACATTGCGGGACTAGAAAAAGATTGGAACAAGCACGGTACTTCATTGACTAAAACCTGGGTAACCAACGAAGGTAAAAAGTATATTAAAATATCTTCAGGTTATGTTGAAGATGGCGAAGTTGTATCACAAAGTGTTGACGCTTTTGTTGATAAAAA